GTTATAGTTTGAGCTAAATTTGCTTTATAATATCCATTAGGTAATATGTCTTTATTTACTTTAAACAAATGTCCTATTACTAAACCACCAATACCATCCATTTCAAATGAAAATTTAATAGGAATTATACTTCTGTTAGCACTAGATGAGTTAACAGTAGACTGAAAGTATACTATTATATCTCTTAAAGAGTTTTTGGATTGAGAGTATAAAGAATCTAAATTTGTAGTTGGTGGTGATGTTAAGGGTGATTTAAATGAAGAGAATAATTGAATTATATTAGCTAAACTAGCTCCAATATTATTTTTACTCGATGTATGGAGAGTATTTTGTATTGGAAATTCTTTTTCAGGTATAACTCTATCAATTAAACCTTTATTAAAATCAATCATAGTATTATTTTGGATACCTAATTGACCTCCTTTTGCTTGTGAGCCAATAGCAATAATAGATGATTGTTCGGGGAATATTTGTGATTGTAAACTATAGTTTCTAACTACTGAATTTAAATTCTGTACTTGTAATTCAAATAAATTGGATAATTTTTTTGGTTCAGTATAATTAACATCTACTACTCTAGCTACATTGTTATCTATAGGATCAACATGTATTTCAAAATTATTCATACTTCCTAAAGAAGAATTAATAGCAGTCATTACACTCTTTACATATTTGTATAAACTAATTTCATTTTTTTCTTTACTATCTTGCGATTCTAAATTTAAATCAGTAGCAGTTCTATAAAGAAAATCTAAATTAACATATATATTTCTTATAATGCCTAACTCAGAATCAGGATCATTATTATAGAAATAATTTAATGGTATATCTTTTAAAACATCAATAGCACCCAAAGCATTTTTTAAACCAGCTGCTACTTTAACTATAGCTCCTATATTTGATTGCGCATTAGCTGTAATAGATACAGGTGAAGAAGTAGGAAGGTAAGTAAATGTTAATCCAGGTCCAGTAGGTGCTGGGGCTTCTAATATAGTTTTAATTTGATTAAGGTAACTTAAATCTTGTACTGAGAATTTTTCAAATTCTTGTTCGATCAATTCAGCTAAAGATGAGGCGCCGCTTGGTTTGGTACTTGATATTTCTGCTTCTACAGCATTATATAATGAAAGAGAATCAATACGTTTTAAGGCATTTATAAATTTAACTTCATCTGTTCCACTTAACACTGTTGCCGCAGCTTCTAACTCAGCGACTATTAATTTTGCTTCTGCTAATGTTTGAGCAACCGTTTTATTTACCTGAGTATTGGTAATAATGTTTTGGGAATTTGATTTTTCATACCATAATGGACTTTTAATTAAACACACTGATGGATCTACTGATACTTGAAGTGGGTGAGCTAAACATAGTAATTCTTTGCTGTCACTTGAGATATCACTGCTACGTAAAATAATTCTTACTAATGATTGACCATTTGATTGTGGTGATATGTATTTATTTATAAATTCTAAAGCAACATCTAATGTTATGTAAATATTATGATTACCAACGTTTTTTGCTATTCCTCCTTCAGTATTAACAGTAACGTTATTAAAATTTAAATCTTTAAAGCTACACAATAAATCATTTCCATCTATTCCTCTACTTTTACCTATTGTATCAAAAATACCTCCTATTTTAAAATTAGTAGATAGGTCTACTAATTTATAAAATAGTTCAGACCAGATACCAGCTAATGTGTTTTTTTCATATGCTTGAATAAAATTTGGAGATGGAAAATTACCTTGATCACTAAATTCTGGGTTTAGATATCCGTTACCTTTAGAGGTAGCATCATATAATTTATAATCTATTAAATCAGGTCTTACATAGTTTACCTTTAATGATTCTATAACTTCACCAGTTGATATTATTGTTGTTTGGCAATCATAACCACCATCTACTCTAGCTGACCATTGGTAGTTTTTAATATACCCAAAGGTAGCATCATAATTTCCTCCAGATTTAAGACTTCTAGTATATAATTCTTTTGCTATAGTAGATAATTCAGTAGCGGGAATATTAATAATATCATAAGAGTCAGGTGGGGTTGTTTCAATTGTTCCATTTGTTTTTAAATAAGGATACCATCCCCATTCTACTAATGCTGTATACCCAGGACGCATGTATAATAATTCTAATTCTTCAAGTTGATGAATATCCCAACATTGAAAATTTACTACTACTTCTCTTAATGAGCCATATGCTGATTTGGATTTTACCTCTATTGATGTAATACCAGGCATTGGGCGAAGACCTAATTTATAATCAACTCCAGATGTTGTTTTGGTACTATATGCTTCTGTTCCTGTATTACCAACACCTTTTCTTAAAGTATAAATATCTTTTGAATTTACTACTTGATTGTTTAAGGCACCACCTTGTAAGACATTTTTCCTAGCCGTTTCATTTAAAGCATTAATATTAACACTAGAAGTCATTCTAATCCATGAATTACGAGAACTTAAGTATTTAATAGTAGAGGGAGTACGATTAGTCATAGCATCTTGTCTAGCTGCTAACGACCCACTTATTTCTGTTTTGAAGGTATCTCTAAATATTGACATAACATTTATCTAGCTTGGTTAAATTGTTCGTATAATCTTAAAACAGCATTTAAATTTGTTGGTATTCTTAACTGTGTACCTGGTTCTGGGAATAATGCTCCTTTAGTAATGTTGTTATTAGCTGCGGATATCACCCACCATAAGGTAGCATCAAGGTAATAAGAATAAGCTAGGGAATCAAGTCTATCTCCAACAGTTGTAATAACATATTCATCTGTTTCTGACAATGGGATATCAGGATAGAACTTAGCTTTGAAATAAGGTCTATTTGTGTTTTTTGTGGTTAATATGGTTGGGTCTGTGTAACGATTCATTTATTAATCTTTTCTAAATTTATTAACTACGTTAGTCGATGTGATAAATCCGGTTTGAGTTGCCTGAACTGGATTTACTGGGTTTGGTAAATAACCAAAAAATCCATTATTAAGAACAGTTTCACTGCTTTGTTGGTATTGAGGTAAATTCTTATGAACAATAGTTAAACTAAAGCTAGCATCAATATACATTGATAATAAAGCATCATCTGCTATATCCCAAGAAGCATCATCAGGAATACTATAGCTTACATTATTTAATATAGCATATTCACCAACTAAATAATTACCTAAATTTATTTTAATTAAAACACCACCTAATAAATTATCATTATAAGAACCAGCAGTTACTGATGCTAATTGTCCTAATGCTCTATGTTTTTCAAATAGTTGAATCTTATTGAAGCAAGGTACTTTTAAGTTAAAACTTACTGTACGTTTAAATTTATTATAAATATAGAAACTTTCTGCTCTACCTGCATAATTGATATCATTCCAAGTAGCATCAAAATTATCTTTATAACCATCCATGTATGCCGAGAATATCCAGGTTTCGGTGCCAGTGGTGAATGGATTGATTGCTCTAAATACTACACTCATAACACCAGCATCATTTCTAGAAAAGACATTACTGTTACTGTATGTTTGTTTACTTCCAGACATTGATACAGAACCGGTTCCATAGTATCTAAAATCAGGTGCATCTCTAAGTAAAGAACCAGTTACTGTTGTAATAGAGCCATTGTAAGTAACCGGATTAATAGCTGTATAAGTACCAGTTGAAGGTATTGATTGGGTTAAGTTTGTGGTTACATTAATCTTATTTACTAAATCAGTATACGTTGCATTTGTTCCTTGAAGTAGAGCAGCATTAATAAGAGCTGATCCTGTTTCTGAATTAGGAATTAAAGTAGAATAAGAATTAATAGCTTTACCAGCAGTAGTAACAGATAGTTTTGCTTTTTCTCCCAATGCATTTGTATATTCTACAGGAGCAATAGAAATTCTAGATTTACCACCAAAATTTGCAGCAGTAGTTAATGCTTCTTCAATTTTTAATTTATCTTCAGTAAAGCTATATCTTTGAATTACAGTAGTTCCTATACCATATACGGATCCAGGACCTGATGGATAAGCAGCGATTGTTTGTTTAGAAAGATCTAATTTTTGTTTTTTAAACTTAGTAGGAACATAAGAAATTTTACCTGCTTCTGATTCTGAGTTTAAAGGATTGTTATTTAGTGAACGAACTTGTCTTCTACCTGATCTATTTAGTTGTCTAGTTGTTTTTCTATTATATCTATTATCTTGTCTATTTTTTTTTCTAGCTGCGTTAAGATTAAAATTAGGATTTGCTTCATAATCTTGATCTCCTAATTCAAACTTATTTACTAATTCTACTAATCTATTATTTTCACTATTAAGACTTTGATTATTAAAAGTAACAACTTTTTCGTATTTAGTTTGTTCGTCTTGTATAGGTAGTATACCGTGTCTACTAAAATGAATACCAAATGCATTTGCTGGTACTTGAGCTAATGTATTAACACCAGCATTGTATATTCTAGTAGGTCCTAAAAGACCACCAGTAATTGAACTTAATGCTTGAGCAGGGCTAGCACTAAAAGCAGCCTTAAGAAGACTACCTGCAAAAGCAGCTCCACCTTTTTTAACTTCTAGCTTTGGATTAGATAATTGTAAGCCTACTTGTTTAGCAATGAATATAGGTCCTTTAGGTAAATCTGTAAGGAAGGCTCCTATACGAAAAGTATCGTTAATAGCAGCTTGAGCTGATCCTATAGCACCACCTCTAATAAAGTCATCTGTATTTAATACTTGATTAACAAATCGTCCTGCTCTACTTCTACTTAATTGAGAAGATATATTTGGGACTATAGGAACTCTATTAACACCTACAAGACGAAGAACACTACCAACCACGTTACTAGCACCAAGAGACAAATTAGTATTGCCATCAGGATCGGTTGTTATATAAGGTTGACCACTACTTCCCTCATTAGTACGGTCGTTTCCGTACTTAAGTGATTTTAAGTTTGTTTTTAGGTCTATTAAAGGCATTCCTATTAATTATGATATGTAACGGCCATCTTTTGGACCTTTATTACTGTACTTTTGTCCTATTGATGATTTATATATTTGTGATACTACAGATCCTGCTCTACCAGCATTGTTGTTTTTAGGAGCTCTTGTATCTAATTCATCTAATTGGGATTCTGTAGGTAAATATGGTTTATATTGTGTTTTGTTAAAACTTATAATTTTAACATCTGATGGGATAGAATCTACACCATGTGTGTATTGTAGTGCACTAAGTTTTGGATCTAATGGGTTTAATGTTGCTGGGTTAACATTTGGGTTACTAAATCCCCAAGAAGGTGTTTTAAGTTGTGGATTAAATCCATTACCCTCTAAGCTTAACTTACTATCCTTTAATTTGTTTTGTAATGACATTTTTTAATTATTTAATTGTTTCGTATAAATATTTAATGGTTATGCTAGTCTATATGCATTTTTGTATTGGTTAGTACCTGTTTCTGGTTGTCTTCCAACGATTTCACCTAATTTTTGGCCGCTTACGTTAAGTGCAACAGCAGGTGAAGGTTTATTAGCTAATGCGTTTACTGCGTTTCTTAATTCGTTGATTGCAGTCATTAATCCTGAATTATCACCACCACCACCTAACATTCCAGCAGCTTTTGGTGAATTTAATGGTACAATTGCTTCAGCACTACCACCTTCACCTACATTTACTAATGTACCACCAGGTGATGCGGGTACGATACCACCTTCAGCCATTTGTGGTATGTCTGATGTTGCTTCTTTTTTAGAGTTTGATAATAAAGCCATACCAGCAGCTACTGCAGCTCCTACAACTAACATACCTAAACCAAAGGTTATAGCAGCATTTGCTGTAATTGCTGATGCTGATATAAGTCCCATCTGAACAGCCATCATTACTAATCCACCAATTGTTTTTGCAAGTGAAATAGCAGCCATAGCTCCAACAGCAGCATGTACCATCCAAGCATTTCTAGAAAGAACACCCATTAAATTTACTAATCCACTAAATGGACCTGCAAGTAAATCAGCAATAGTCATTTTAATAGTATCAAAAGTTGCTGATAATTTTTCGGCTGCTGCTTGTTGTTGAAGGTTTACCATTAATGAATCTTCTTCAGATAATCCTCTTTGTCTTGCTATTTCTAATTGCTCTTGAGCTGACTTACCAGATACATCTCCTAGCTTATTAAATACTTCTTGTTGTTGAAGCATTTCTGACATTTCGTCTCTAGACATTCCAAAAGCTTCAGCTAATGATTTCTGAGCGATAACGTTCATATTTTGGAAATCAGTTAGATTTCCTACTTGGCTGGCAACTTCTTGCATTAATGTAGCTTGATCGCCTGTTAAGGCAGCTGCTCTAGCTCTTTCAAAGTTTAGTTGTTTACCAGTTATTAATTCTGCTTTAAGTTCATTTTCTATTGATGATTCAAAATCTAAAAGGGACTCAGCTGTTTTATCCATTTGTTCTAGGTTAGTACCTAATGCTTTAGCTTGAGCTACTGCTTTAGCTAATGCTTCTGGATTTTGTTGGAATTTAGCTGTAATGCCTGCACTTAATTTTCCAATTTCTTGGAATACTTGTTTAGCATTAACTTGAACACCAGTTTGTTTTTGAGTAGCAACAATACCAGCAGTAATTGATTTATTAGTGTCTTTTAAAGACATATTATTTAATAAACCAAATCTATATATTTTAGCAGATTCATCAGCTGTAAGACCCATTGTTTGGGTCATTGCTGTAAATTCATTTGCTGTTTCTGCACTTACTTTTACTGATAGGCCTAACTGACCATTTATATCAGAAATTGTTTGTGCAAGTTGTTTTGCACTGTACAAATTACCATTAAATGCATTTTGAGAAAACTCAGCATTTTTAGTCATTTCCTTGACCTGGTCTGAAGACATTCCTATATTGCGAGCAGTCTCAGCAAATATAGAATTATATTCTTTAAATAGATCAAATGCTTTTTGAAGATCACCTAAACCTGATTTAAGTAATTTTACTCCTATAGCAAATTGAACTAATGGATCTTGTAATGCTTTATCTAATCCGTCTTTAATAATAGGAAATAATTCTTTAAACCCAACTTTACCTTTACTAGCAGCTTCTTGTAAATCATCTCCCATTTGTTTGATGATTTCACTATCTACTCCTAATCCAATCAACGTTTTAGAAATTCCTCCAAATAACTGACCAGCAATACCTAAATTTGCATTAATTTCTTTAAGTCTTTCTAATCTTTTATCCTCAACAATTAAAAGTTCTTGTGCAAATTGTAATTCTTCTTCAATTCTTTTAGCTAATTCTTCTGATAGTCCTTCTTGTTTTTTTAGTTGGGTTAAGTAGCTAATTTGTTGTGCTGTTTTAGCTTTAAGATCTCTAACTTCTTTTAAACTTAACTGATTAATACCCTCCAGTTCATATTTAAACTCATTGGCTATACTATATAAGGTTCTATAAGCTTTATTTATTTCACCAATAAAAAATTTACCATTTTTTAATTCATTCATAGACTCACCAAATATAGTCCCTAATGATTTAAATTCACTGCGTAGATCTTGCCCTTGAGCTTCAAGACCGTCTAATACAGCTTTAGCTTTATTTGCGTTTTTAATAAAATCTTCAAAGGAATCACCTCCTAAAATATCACTTCTGCCTTGCAGGAGTTCTCGGAGTTTGGTCTCTTCGGCGGGTGTTAATGGCATATACAGTATTTAACTACATATAAATATTAAAAGCGCCTATTTTTTAGGCGCCTTTACTTTGTATGTTGGTGGGGGTGTTTGATTTATGTTTGGCTTTGCAATATTTTTGTTTGCTTTATTTTGCAATTGATTATTGACTTTTTCGTTTTCTTCGTTTTGTTTTTCGTAATATTCTTTCAATTTATTAAAAGTAAATGTACGTAACCAAACGGGCATATTATATACAGTTTCCCAATCATATCCGCCATTACCGTGAAATACTATTTCATGAATCTGGCTAAATAAAGTCAATCTATAATCCGGAGTCAGGCCAAAAAAAGCTAAGAGTTGGTGTAAACTCTATGCCCTCCCCTACATAATTAGGATCATTAGGGATATACTTCATTTCAATATCCGGTTGAACGGTACTATAATATTGACGTAATGCTCTAGCATCTGGGGCTAATAATAATGTATCAACAAATTCACGTATTGATTTTGCATCACGGCTACCATTGATTGAAGTAATAACATATTTTAGTCTTGTAGTAATATCAGTGGTAACGTTTGGATTAACCTTTAACATACCTTTGATTTCAGCATCGATTTTTTGTTCATCACCGTGTGTTAATAGCTTAAATGTTATTTCATTTCCTGATTTAGGTAGTGTAAATGGAAAATCGTTTATTCCTTTTTCAAATAAAGAATAATCAATATTTTTTTCTTTTAATTGTGATAGGTCAACTACATTATCTTTGCCGTTATAGCGAACTGTATAGTCTTTACCATAACCTAAAACACGAGCAGCAACTATAATTGCATTTTTATCACCAACTAATAATTCACTATAATCAATAGGTGTTACTATTAATGATTGTAATAATCTATCAATAACAGTATTTTGTTGAATGAAGTTAGCATTGGTAAGAATGTCTTCTTCCTTAGCTGTCATATATTTCATTTCAATTTCACCTTTAGAAAGTGGTGATTCTTTAGGATACAATAAACCTTTTGAGGGTAACGAAACGATTTCTGTTGGAATTTTTAATTCAGCCATAAACTTATTTTATTTGTTATATATATAAATATACGAAAAAAAAGGGCATTTGCCAAAAGCAAATACCCTTAATTAAAATATTAAGATAATTCTTAGAAGTTCAATACGCAGTAATCCATAGCGATTGTTACAGACAAGCTAATAGCGGCGTCTGCGCTCCAATCGTAGTCACCGAAAGTTGCAGTTTTAACGTAAGCACCGTTGATAATCCACTCACCTACTACATCACCTACTGGGCCTAAAATATCTAATGTGATGCTCTTTTTGTAGAAGTCAGAATAACCATCGCGGCCAGTTACTGATTCGTGTGCTAAACGAGCCCATTCCATTACTGATTGTGCACCAGATGGAGTTACAGGATCATATAATTCTAAAGTCATGTCATTCCAACGAACTTTACCCTTAACTTTACGGTAAACGTTGATATGATCTAAAATAATTTCACCAGCTTCAAATCCAGGAGCAGACGCTTTTTTAATCAAGTACGCAGGAATACCATCGATGTACATGATAAAACGGTTCTGAACTTTTGGTTCAAATGCTGTGAACATTATTTCGTTTGGTGATAATACAGCCATTTTATATTGTGTTTATATTGCTATTAATAAATATTAGCAACTACATCCCCTTATGCAGGGAATGTAGCGCCAGTTGGTAATACGTTGAAGTTTAATATAATAAATTCAGCTGTCTTAGTTGGTTGGATATAAATCTGACCTACTAATTGGTTTCTATCGATTACATCAGGTGTGTTATTAGTTTCATCCATCACCACTTTGTAAGCAAATAAACCTTGACGTTGTACTACTGAATCTAAGTAAGGGTTTACTTGAGATAAGAATCTATTACGAGTTATTGTTGTATTTTGTTCAAATACTAAGTTGTTTGATACTTGACCAATGAAATCTTTTAATGCGATCAATAAACGACGAACGTTTACGCGATCTAAAGCTGTTGCTTTACGTTGTAATGTCTTTTGACCAAATACTACAACACCTTCACCAGGGAATGTAGCTAATGGGTTAACGTTACCATTGTATAAATTATCACGATCTGCTTGAGATAATTTTCTTTCAGCTTTTAGTACTGATCCTACACCACCTCTATTTAAACCAGCTGGAGCGAACCATTCAGCACCAACTTGATCGTTAAATGCGAATACACCACCCATTACTGTTGATGCTGGAGACCATACAGCCTTACCTAAGTTAGGGCTAAATAATTGTACCCAAGGCCAATATGTTGCAGCATAGTTACTAGATTGACCAGCAGCTGCTGTTGTAGCACCTGTTACAGTTGAACCATATACTTTAGTATCTACAACTGCAATTGAATCACCTCTACCTTCAGCTACAGCTATTAAATTATCACCAGCACTATTATCTAAACCAATACCTGGGGCTAACAATACGTTGAATCTATATTCATCTTTATTTGTTAATATACCGAAAGCATTGATATAATCTGTTGGAGAGAATCCTTGAATATTATCTACTGTGATGTTTTCGTTCATTAATTGAACTCTGTTTGTTGAAGCAACACCACCTGTAAATGAACCACCATATGATCCGCTTCCTACAGTTGGTAAAGTTGAAGTATATAATGATGATTTAAAATTACCATTATTATCGATTGAATCCACTTGTGGATAATCTACCGACTTAATACGAACATATTGAGAGGCATTAGCATAAGAACCAACAGAATCAATGTATGGTATACCATCACCATCTACTTTATAAATTGGCTTATTGTCACCAATCACACGAGAGATATAGTTAGGTAAATTTGGATCTAATGATAAGTTAGGGAATGTTTCTAAGTAGTTAGGTTGAGCATTATTGTCATTACCAGCACGAATTGCTAAGTTAAATGTACCACTTCCTGTGTTTACACTTGTAACTTCCCAACGAACGTTAGTTGCACTACCGCTTGATAAAGCACCACCTGAAAGACTTGAAGTGTTATTCATTTGATCACCCCAAGATAATGTTTCAAGAGTAAATGAGTTATTTACAGTACCGTTAGCACCGTTAGCAAAAGATTGTCCAGTACTATTAGCACTAGGAACACCAGCATTGATAAATGAACGGCTTACAAACCAATTATTGTTAGGAACACTATTTTGGTTAGCTGTAGTAACTGCAGTAAAAGTTAAGGTATCAGTAGCAGTGTCAAAAGATGCTGTGAATTTGTTTCTGAAGAAACTAGCACTTACATTAACAGAGGCTGTAATATAGTTACCTATTTGATCCATTGTTGGAGAAGCACCAACACCAATATAAAATATATCTGATACTGAATCCTGGTAAACACTTCCAGCTGTTAACCAGCCTGTATTTGTTACTAGGCCAATGTAATAATTATTTTCATTAGGAATACCAAGCTGCATAAATGGAGAACCATTTGATGAAGCACTACTTGTATCATTTGCATTTAATACAAATGAAGCAGAAGATCTAGCACCCGCAGTTGCTGTTAAAGAATTAGGTACACCTGCTTCAGCATAAGTACTCATGTTAGTACTACCGCTAATAACTCTTGTAACCAATAATGTTTGACCACCATTGCTGAAGAAATCTCTAGCAGCTAATGAAGTAAGATATTCGTAGTAGTAACTACCACTCTTGAATGTTTCTCCAAATTTTGATGTATACTCACTATATGAAGTAACATAGGTAGGAACCAATGGTTGGCCTAACACTGTAGGACCAACGATAGCGGTTGCTGGACCTTCGATACCTCTTTGAACTAACGATTGGTCAGATTCATTTGTAAATACACCAGGAGATAAAATTTTTTCGCCCATTTTTTATAATTGTTTTTGAAAATTTAATAGGATTGACCTAATAATAAATATCTAAAAACAGCTATAAACCGCAGGAAATATTATTGGTTAGCTGTGATTTCTCCGGTTTCAATATCTATAATACCATCACCGTGTTTTTCTTGAAGAGATTTAACTAGTTCCGATTCTTTCTGTTCAATTGTTACAAGATCAGACATTAAACCTTTCTTAGCTTCTTGCAATTTTTCAATATTTTGTTGAAATACGATTAATTGTGCTTCAGCCGCACCAATTTCAAATATGGTTTGGTTGTACTTAGACTGTAAATCTTTAATAGATTGTAATTCTTCTGGGGCTAATTGTGCCATAACTTTATTTTTCCCATTTAGCTAATGGGCAAGCTTTAGTGCCTTCAACAGGCGAAAATACTTTTTTAGAGAGTGGACATCCACATTCACCACAAATAAATATGGCTAATGCTTTAACATATTCTTTTTTATCGCATGTGTCGCATATAGCTGATCTGCTTTCAGCTATCAGAGTTTGTTCAGGCGATGGGTTAGCCGCAGCCACCCACGCCTGAAATATTTCTGATATTTTATTCATCAACTTTAATTAGTTTGAAGAATGTATTGTAGTTGCCATCAGTTTCCACGTTTTCAAATTCTTCTAATTTGAAAGAATGGTATTCTAATTCGCGTTCTTCCTGTAACAATGTGTTGAAATCGTTTTGAAATTCAACAAATTTTGGATTTACTTCGCGGCTTACAATTTCACCTTCTTCATTCGTAACAACGTTGATGTACATTGGAATACTGATATTACCAGTTTCGTCAGTTTCACCGTGCTTTTTGATCAACTCTTCTTTTAGTTTTTCAACGGCTTCTTTTTCAGCTGTTGCTTTCTTATTAAGATCAGATAACCAATACTTTGTGGTTAATTTGATTTTTTCACTTAATAAACCTTTAGCAATTACTTCACCAGTTTGTTGGTTTGTTAATCCGTTTAAATCAACTTCTAACGAGTAAAATTCATGTAACTTTAATGAAATTTTTTCCATATATTATTTTGCTTTTTTAGCGTTTGTTTTTGCTGCTGGTTTTTTTGCAGCTGGTTTAGCAGCTGGAGCTTTAGGTGCTTGTGGCGCCTTTGGTGCTTTAGGAGCTTTTGTAGCTTTTTCTACTACTTCTTTAACTTCAGCAACGGCTTCTTTAACTGCTTCGATTGGTTTTTCGATAACGTCAGGAATGTTGTTGTTGTTTGCATCTTTTACTTTACCAGTTTTTACAGCAATAAATGCTGCTACTACGGCAACGATGATTAGGATTACTAATAATGTCATGTTTTTTGTTTTTTGTTTACTGTATATAAATATATCAAATTTGCAAAAACCGTTATTTATACTGTTCTTTAACTTGTTTTTGTTCGTCTTCTGTAAGGTACGTATCTATTCTGTGGTAGCCAAGCGTTCCTAAAGCGAATCTAGATTCAACACTAAAGCGCTGTGATACATCTAAAGGCGCTAATATACCAGCATTGTATTTAATCATACGCAAACAGAAGAATATATCTTCAGCGAAGAATGATGCTGATGAGTACTGACCCACTACCATCATATCTTGCAAATCTGCCTTCCATCCATACATACGACAAATGTATTCCATTACTCGTGGATTACGTAAGCTGAAGCCACCATTTTGTATTGTTTGATCTTTAACAAAATTGTAACATGGTGCACCTACATAATCGTAATCAAAGAAACCTTCAATACCACCTCTTAATATTGCTGTGTCGCGTTGGAATATTAATACACGCTCATAACCGAAATAATCTTTCCAGAAATCGGGTTGTGTCATAACCATGCACATATTAAATAGAGATTTCATACGTTCATCTTTCAATAACTGCTCTAATCCTGGTATGTACTTAATCGATATTGGAGTTTCAGCGTTTTTGTTGTAAGGTAAAAATGTCGCTTTTAGCTTGTTTTTACTTAATTGTTCCGTATATTTTTCTACGTGCTCGTCAGATGTGTAAATAAACAGATCAGTATCTTTAGGAAGATACTTAAAATGTTCACTACATATTTTTCCAAGATCATCAAAGAATCTATCTTCAATGATGAATGCTGCTAATTTTTTCATAACTATTTTTGCTTATTAGTTTTTATTTACCGCCTTGATAATCTCATTTACATCAAACATTTCCTCTGGGCTGTTGTAAGGGCACTCGTGGAATTGACCATCTAAAGAATAGTCAAAATACGAAGCGTCTACCTTTTTAACATTACCAACAGGCTCTTTTGCTACAATGTTTGTGTGCATTGAATAACCAAACATTTCTGGGTGGGTACCAATCCATAATACTGTAGAAGGCAATTTATAAGCAGCTGCTGCGTGTTGTAAGCATGAATCGATCAATACTCTCTTTGCTGATGCTCTTACTAATGAGAATAGTTCAAAGTTAGACATTTGTCTATCTACTACTTCAACCATTGGTGATTGAATACCTTGAGATTGATGTTTTACAATCTGAATGATATGGTATTGTTGTCCAAATTGCTGAACAATAGCTTCAGCAACATATCTCGGCATATCTCTAGACCAAGCATAGATTGGAGTACCATCCATTAAAGGACCACCATTTGTATGTAGCAATAAGATTGGTCTTTGTCTATTCCAAGTGATAGGCATTTCACTTTGAATCATATTCATATATAATTCAGGTAAATCCTTTTCCTTATTATAAGGCAAATCATACATCTTATGCCATGTTTCATGCAATGGTGTTTTTTGCATGATGTGAGATGTTTCAAAGTAAGGTTCGCGGCGTAATATAATGGTATCTTTACCATTAATATAATCTTCCCAGAAATAAGGTGTCATACCCATTCTATACACTCTGTGAATGTATGGATTGTTTATGAAAATTTCAGGAAACGAAGCCATTACAATTAGCTTTCTGTCTTTGTACTTTTCAGCGACGTTTTTGATTACTGCTGTTGAGGCAACATTTTTGCCGAGGCCTCCTTCGACGTGGAACACAACGTATTTGTCCATAACTGTATTTTAGTATTTCCGATAAATATAAGATAAAAGTATTAGAAAACCAAACTTA